CGTCAACGAAATGCTGATGAGCATCGGGCAGGCTCCAGTCAACTCCCTCGCGGTCACCGGCATCAAGGACGTGGCTATCGCCCGCCAGCGCCTCCGCACCGCCCTACGCTCCATCCTGTCGATGGGCTGGTGGTTCAACACCGACGAAGCCTTCGACCTCACACCGGACCTCGACGGGAACATTGTGATCCCCGTCAACGCCCTCAAGGTCGATAGCGACGGCTCCGACATCACCGAGCGCAACCTCGACGGCAAGGGGCGCTGCCTCTACAACCGCGCCGAGCAGAGCTTCGAGTTCGCCGACCCGGTCACCGTAAGGGTCGTGTGGGGCTTCGAGTACGAGAACATCCCGCAGACCGCCCGTGACTACATCGGGACTGTGGCGGCCCGCCGGTTCCAGTCCAAGGTGATCGGCTCCCAAATCCTCGACCGCTTCGAGCAAGAGGACGAAATCAAGGCGTACATCGCCCTCATCCGCGAAGACCGCGCCTCGCGGCGCACCAACCTCTTCACCGGGAACCGTGGCATCAGCGCCTTCGGCCGCAGGAGCTACTAATGAGCCTCCGCCACCGCGTCATCCCCTCGATCCTCAACGGGGTCTCTCGTCAGCCCGCAATCATGCGCGCCAGTGACCAGAACGAGGACGAGCTGAACACGTGGTCGTCCATGTCGGACGGCCTCGCCAAGCGACCGCCGTTGGAATATGTGGCGAAGCTTTCTAACGGCTTCTCGACTGACGCCTTCATCCACTACATCAACCGGGACACCTCCGAGCGGTACTGCGTCATCATTGATGGCGGCACCATCCGCGTGTTCGACGCCCTCACGGGCGTTGAGAAGACCGTGAATGCCCCTGAGGGCTACGGGTACCTCGCGAACGGCACCGACTTCCGGGCCGTCACGGTCGCCGACTACACCTTCATCGTCAACGCGGGCAAGGTGTGCGAGCTGGCTCCCGAGGGGACCGATCAGGCCCCCGACCCCTCGACCTACTTGTGGCTCAATCGGAGCCCCGCCTTCGCGGCCAACTTGGTCGTGTCGGACCTGTCAGGGCTCATAGGGGGCTTCGCCGGCTCCGCGTACCAGTACGCCCCGAACACGGGCGGCATTGCGTACCGTGGCGAGCTGCCGTCCATCGAGAAGCTGCCCGAGACCGCCCCGAATGGTGACTTGTACAAGATCACCGGGTCCGTCGAGACAGGCTTCGTGAGCTACTACGTGGTCCGCGATGGCTCCGTCTGGAACGAGACGGTGGCCCCGGATCAAGTCAACGCCATCGAGGCCCTCACGATGCCTCACGCGCTCGTGCGGGAAACCGATGGTACCTTCACGTTCGGCCCATTCAGCTGGGCACCCCGGCGTGTTGGGGACGTGTCGAGCAACCCGCCCCCGACGTTCGTCGGCAAGACGATCTCCGACGTGTTCTTCTACCAGAACCGCCTCGGCTTCCTCGTGGACGAGAACATCGTGTTCTCCTGCTCCGGGGACTTCGGCAACTTCTGGCGTAACACCGTGCTGGACTATATCAGCAGTGATGTTGTCGATCACGCGGTGGCTACCACCAGCGTCTCCCTCTTGAAGTACGCGGTGCCCTTCAACGACGGCATCATGGCCTTCGCGGACCAGACCCAGTTCTCCATCACCAACGGTGAGGAGGGGCTGTCCCCCGAGAGCCTCTCGATCTCCCCTGTGACCAACTACGAAATCAACGTGGGGGTGCGGCCGGTGAACATCGGCATGGAGGTGTACTTCTGCGGCGACAGCAACGGCGGCTCCGTGGTGTGGGAATACACCCGCATCGCGCAGGGCGACAGCTTGGTTGCTGCGGAAATCACGGCCCACGTTCCGGGGTACATCCCCGCACGTCTCAAGCAGCTCGCTGCGGCTCCCAACGCCAAGGCGCTCTTCGCGATCACCCCGGACGGGGACTTCTACGTCTACCAGTTCTACTGGAACGGCAACGAGAAGGTCCAGTCCGCGTGGCGTAAGTGGGAGGTGGCAGGGCAGGCCCTCGCCGCACGGCAGATGGATGACTTCCTCTACGTGGTCATTCGCCGCCCTGACGGCATCTACCTGACCCGCCTGAACCTCGAAGAGGGCGCGAAGGCTACGGCCTACCAGCACCAGATATACCTCGATCTGCAGACGCCTGTATACGGGGTCTACCTCGACGTATCGGACCGGACCACCTTCGTGCTTCCGTACGTGGCTGACCAGTCCAAGCTCCAGCTGATCCGCGCTGCCAACCACCCAACGGCCCCCGGTTCCCTCATAGACCCCTCGACGTACGTCTGGGTGAACGGGACGACCGTACAGGTACCGGGCTTCGAGGCAACGGCGACGGCCGGCGAGAGCTACAACCAGCTGCTCACCTTCTCCCGCCAGTTCCCACTGGATTACCAAGGGAGAGCCGTGACCACTGGCCGGCTCCAGCTGCGCACCTTCACCGTCAACTACGCGAACACCGCGTTCTTCCGTACCGAAGTGGCTCCCTACGGGGCCGCCTTGGACCCCGAGGTCGAAGACATTGTCCCCGGACTGCTCTCGCAGTTCACCGGCAAGATCGTCGGCGTCGAGAGCCTGAGGCTCAACGTCCCCGCGCTCCACACGGGGGACTACAGCTTCCAGATTTACGGCGACGCGGAGCAGTGTTCCATCACCCTGTCGAACGATACCCACCTCGGGGCGACCTTTGTGTCCGCCGAATGGGAGGGCTTCTACTTCAATCGGGCTACCCAATGATCCAAGTCCACGACCTTCGCCGTGTCCCTGCCGATACGGCGAGGGCGTGGGCCGATCACATCGGCGCAAACATGCGCCAATCAGACATAGACGAGGTCCGCGCAAGCAGCGCGCTCTCGCCGACCGAGGCGGTCAACGCCAGCCTCGCCCTGTCCTCCATCGCCTTCTGCGTTGAGAGCGACACACACGGACCCTGCGCGATCTTCGGCGCGGCCCCCGGCGGTCTCCCCGGCCTCGGCATCGTATGGATGCTAGGGACGGACGGCATCCGCCGCGAGGGGTACAGCATCGCCAAGCAAACGCGCCGGTACTTCGATCAGCTCAACGCTGAGTACCCGGTCCTCTGGAATTACATCGACGGACGCAACTCCCTGTCCATGCGCTGGCTGCGCTGGGGCGGGTTTGAGCTGCTCGCCGAACACCCAAACCACGGCCCTGAGGGCCGCACCTTCCACACCTTCGCAAGGACGAATGCCCATGTGTGATCCCGTTTCGGCGTCCATCGCGCTCGCTGTCGTCTCGACCGTGGGCGCAGCAGGCAGCGCCATCGCGCAGGCCAAGACCGCCAAGGCCCAGACCAAGGCCATCCGCGCTCAGCAGGAGCTGGTCAACGAGGAGAACCGTGACGTGGCCTCCGCCGAGCTGTTCGATCAGATGCGCGGCGCACGGCGCGAGCAGGCCAAAATCCGCACCGCCGCTGGCGAAGCCGGGCTCGGCCTGAACGGGGGCTCGATTGAGGGCCTGCTGTTCGACAGCGCCATGCAGATGGAGCTTCAAGGCTCGCGCACCCTCGCGAACATGGAGAGCCGCAACGCCGCCAACAACGCCGACGCGGAGAGCATGCTCTCGCAAGTCCAAAGCCCCACCGTCCTCGGTGCCGGGTTGCAGGTCGCAGGCGCTGCCGCATCGGGCTGGGCGGGCATCCAGAACTCACGCCTAGCACTACGAAGGGCTGGTGACGTATGAACCGTTCAGAGATCAAGGCGCGTGACGTCCTGCAGCAAGAGCAGATCGGCCGTCGCACGTCGATCATCGCAGAGCGCCGCGATACTCGCGCTCCGCAGCTGGCTCCGTCAGGAGACTTGCGGTCCGCCCGCCGGGGCGACGTGGGGGGCGCAGAGGCGCTTCTCCGTACCCTCGGGCTCGCACAGGACGCCGGCAGCGACATCGTCGGCTACATGACGAACAAGAACGCGCTCGACGAGAAGGACAACATCGCCAAGGGCGCTCTCGATCAGGCGGCCGGCGCGGTCGATGAAGGGATGATGGAGAAGAGCCTCGGGTACCGCAACGCGGTCACCAAGGGTCGCACCGTCAGCAACTTCTCGACCGCCAGCCAAGAGTTCGATGACGAGTTGAAGGCCCTGATCGAGGATCAGGATAGCCCCATCCTCGAAGAGCGCCTCGGAGAGATCGACAAGCGCATCGAGGACTTCTTCACCAACTTCGCGCAAGACCCTGAGACCGGCCAGCTGCGGGATTACCTACAGTCCCCCGGTGCCATGCGGTACCTCGCCGAGACCATCCAGACCACTCGGCCCAAGGCCAAGGCGGCTGCGCAGGAGCTGGTCGAGACCAAGTTCAAGGCCGAGGCCTTCGGGCACTTCAACAAGAACCTGATTGATCAGGCGGTGTCAACCGGCACCGTGGACCTGACCGCTGCGCGCACCCTTCTGCCGGACATCGTAACTGATGAGGAGTTCGCCGAGAACGCCTTCATCGCCGTCGCCAACGCGGCGCGGGCTCTGGAGGAGGAGGGGCGTTTCACTGAGGCAGCCGGGCTTCTGGCCGGGCTTCGCCAGCGCACCCGTACGCCTATCGCCACTGGCGTCGGCACCTCGAGCCCCACAGGGGCCCCTGAGGCCGGCAGCATCAACGCTACGGGCACCGCAGGGCAGTTCGCTGCGGCCTTCAAGGGCACCGGCCTGTCCGACGTGGTCATCGCTGGGTTCCTCGGCAACATCAAACACGAAAGCTCCTTCGACAGCTCCCGCGTGGGCGACAATGGGTCGGCCTTCGGGCACGTCCAGTGGCGCGCAGATCGCGTGGAAAACTTCAAGCGCGTCGTGGGGGTCCATCCCCGTGGCGCTACGCCTGAGCAGTCGGTCCAGTTCATCAAGTGGGAGCTGGACAACTACCAAGCTGCCGGGATGACGAAGAAGCAGCGGGACTCCATCCTCAACGCGGAGACGCCTGAGGAAGCA